CGACGTATGTATGATACAGCCGTCGATGAGATGAATGCTAGGTCTCGTCGCCCGAAGGTCAATTTTTCCAAAGCAGTGACTCAGGAACAAACACTGCTTGCCACTGAAGCATATCCGGAATTTGAGATAACATTCTACAACACGCAGAATGCTGTTCACTCTTTGGCCGGTGGACTTCGAGCACTCGAGCTCGAATATCTCATGATGCAAGTTCCTTACGGGTCTCTCACTTTCGACATTGGCGGAAATTTTGCCGCACATATGTTTAAGGGGAGAGATTACGTCCATTGCTGCATGCCAAATCTCGATATCAGGGATATCGCAAGGCACGAAAACCAAAAGGACTCTATTGTGCAATACATGAGTCGAATTCAGAGACAGAACAGGCAATTACCAAGTTTCCAAAAGGCAGCTTTCGAGCGATATGCGCACAGACCTCACGAAGTATGCTGCGACCAACCCTTCCAGCTTTGCGAACTTAGAGCGGAAGCCGAAAGGATCTATGCTGTCGCACTCCATAGTGTTTACGACATTCCAGCTGACGAGTTCGGTGCAGCCCTTTTGAGGAAAGATGTCGACGTCTGCTACACTGCTTTCCATTTTCACGAGAATCTGCTTCTGGACTGCGATTCAGCTGAGATGGACGAAATCGGTGCGACTTTTCAGAAGTCTGGTTCGTCTTTGAGTTTCTTTTTCCACAATGAGAGTACTCTAAACTATACGCATTCGTACTCTAATGTGATTAAATATGTGTGTAAAACTTTCTTTCCTGCATCTAATAGGTTTGTGTACCATAAAGAGTTCCTCGTGTCACGTGTTAATACTTGGTTTTGTAAATTTACTAAGGTCGACACTTTTTTCCTCTTTCGTGGTGTGTACTCTCCAAACGTCGGCTCAGAGCAGTTTTACGAAGCAATGGACAATGCCTGGGAGTGTAAGAAGACTCTTGCGATGCTTAACGCCGAGAGAACCATATTCAGGGACAGTGCTGCGGTGAACTATTGGTTTCCCAAGGTCAAGGACAAGGTCATAGTCCCACTTTTCGATGGTTCGATTACGACAGGCAAGATGACAAGAAGAGAAGTGTTGGTTAGTAAGGACTTCGTTTATACTGTTTTGAATCACATCAAAACTTATCAAGCTAAAGTTCTGACTTACCAAAATGTGCTCTCTTTCGTAGAATCAATCAGGTCAAGGGTCATTATCAACGGTACAGCAGCTAGACCAGAGTGGGACACTGATAAGGCTATTTTAGCACCTCTGGCGATGACTTTTTTCCTAATAACTAAACTCAGTTTGGTGCAAGACGAGGTTGTTCTCAAGAAATTCCAGAAATTCGACAACACCGTGACTGATTTAGTTTGGACACAAATCAAGGATTGTTTTGGTGCCATATTCCCCTCCGTAAAGGAGACCCTCTCCAAGGCCGGATTTGTCAAAATATCCGAGAAGGCACTCGAGATCAAGGTTCCTGAGGTGTATTGTACTTTCACCGACAGGTTAGCCACAGAATACAAGAAGTGTACTGAGTTCGAGCAGTTGGATCTCACAAGACCTTTGGAAAAGGCAGAGCAGATGTATAACGCCTTGTCTGAACTATCAGTGCTTAAGGATCTGGACGGTTTCGACGTTGAAAAGTTCCAGACACTATGCGAAGAAAAGAACGTGAATCCTGGAGACGCAGCTAAGGTGATTCTCTCCGTGATGAACAACGAACTAACTCTACCGTTCGTAAAACCGACTGAGGAAGCTGTGGCCGAAGCACTGTCTCCGTTGCCTGATAACTTGGAGACAAGGTTTGAGTTGCTTAAGCTATCGCCAGATGCACCGTTCCCGTGTGTAAAATCTCTTGTTGGTGGTGAGTTACCGTCGCAGGGCATGTGTCCGAAAGGTGGTGATTTCTCCTTTGTGAATTCGGATATCGCAGGTTTCCATCTAATGAGCGTAGACGCAATTAAGAAGGGTTGCATGTTGTCCACAGTGTACACTGGGTCTCTCAAAGTTCAACAAATGAAGAACTATATAGACTACCTCAGTTCGTCACTATCTGCAACAGTATCCAACTTATGCAAATTGCTTAAAGATGTTCACGGCGCTGACCCGGATTCTAAGGAAAAATCTGGAGTGTGGGATGTAAGACGAGGTAAATGGTTACTTCAACCTCAAGGGAAATGTCACGCGTGGGGCGTGTGCGAAACAGTCGAGAAGAAGAATCTGATTGTGTTGCTGCAATGGGATAAGGACGAGCCGATTTGTGAGGGCAACTGGTTAAGACTGGCTGTTTCGTCAGACTCTATGGTATATTCCGACATGGGA